GATGAGTTCCAGGCAGAAGTGAAAGAAGATATTGCAAAAGATTTTGCAAAATTGGCCGAAGATTGTATAGCGTGGGCTGGTAGGTTTTATAAGATTAATTGCCCACATAAAGGTGAGAGTGACATTGGTAATAATTGGGCAGAAACACATTAAAGGAGAATAGAATATGGCTTTGAATGCAGCTACAGCACCTATGGCTAGCGGACCTAAACAGGAACCTATTGCTGTTGGAACTTACATGGCACGTCTTGTGCAGGTTATTGATCTTGGCTTACAACCTCAGGAGTTTAACGGACAGCAGAAGGAACCTAAGCGTGAGGTAAATCTTACTTACGAACTCACCAATGTCTTTATGAAGGATGAGAATGGAAACGATGACACCACTAAGCCTCGTTGGGTTGGTGAGTCTTTTCCCCTTAATAACATGAAGGCTGACCTGGCTAAGTCAACAAAGCGTATTAAGGCAATTGATCCGGAGAATAAATACAATGGCGACCTTATTAAAATGCTTAATATGCCTTGTCTTGTCACTATTGTTCATAACGTCAGTAAGAAGAATGGTAATGTCTATTCTAACATCTCAATGGTGTCGCCGCCTATGGCCGGGATGCCTGTCCCTGAGCTCAAGAATGAGCCGAGATGGTTTGACCTTGAGGCCCCGGATGTTAAAACCTTCCTCTCCCTTCCTGAATTTATTCAGAATAAGATTAAGGCCAATCTTGAGTTTCCTAAGAGCAAACTTGATAAGCTCCTTAACAGCCCTGATGGCGCTGCTTCTTCTGATAGCCCTCAGGAGCCTCGTGAAGATATGAATGAAATGGATGACGCACCGTTCTAATAATAAGGGGCTTTGGCCCCTTTAGGAGGATATATGAACAAAATGAATTTGCGAGATATGCCAGTGTTTGATTACAGACTTATAGAAGAGCCGAATAAAAAGCAATCATATAAAGAAGAATTTGATGAAGCTATGGGACTTCTTGAAGCAGAGAGGAGGGAGAATCAACGTCTTCTTGAAAGAATAGAAGATTTACAGCAAGAGATCAGCAACCTTGAAAAAGAACTTGCGGAGTATGAATCGTGAAACCTCTTTTAGATGGAGACATATTAGTTTATGAGGCAGCCTCCTCAGCAGAAGTTGGGTGGATGTCGGGAGGCATTGCTCCATTCGATTATGTGGAGAGTTTATTAGAGGCAAGTATGATTAACATATGTGCCGCTTCTGGGGCCTCAGAGCCCCCTCTCGTCTTTCTTAGCTCAGATAATAACTTCAGATACGACATAGCTGTTACGAAGCCTTACAAAGGAAATAGGAAGCACGAAAATAGACCTTTTCATTATGACAACATTCGTGTTTATATTCCTGCAAGGTGGGATTGTATTATCTGTGATGGGTATGAAGCAGACGATGGAATGGCAATGTACCAAACCAAAGCAATGTTGGAGGGCAAAGAGACAATCATTTGTTCAAGAGACAAAGACCTTAGGCAGGTTCCTGGCTGGCATTATGGATGGGAAAGAGGAGCACAGGAGGAGCAAGAGAAAGAATATGTAGATGAGCTTGGTTATTTAACTCTCTCCTCACGAGAAGTAGTTCCTGAGAATCCTCTAAAGAAACCTTATATGGTGTATAAGTGTAGAGGTGCAGGAATAAAATTCTTTTACGCACAATGTTTAATGGGCGACCCCGTTGACAACATCCCTGGCCTGAAAGGAGCAGGAGATCAGAAAGCTTTTAACCTTCTTAAAGACGCAACATCAGAAATTGAATGTCACAAAATTGTTTTAGATGCATATAATAAAGTATATGGAAACGATAAAGGGGGTGAGAGATTAAAAGAACAAGCTCAGTTGTTGTGGATGGTAAGGGAATTAAATGAAGATGGAACATTAAAAATGTGGGAGCCACCTATTGCACCAAACAGTGATGAGTGAATCAGCGTTTCACTCGTATATCAAATCTATTCTAAGAAAGGCGTCTATGCGTTGGCCGCCTGTCAATCATGTTAAATCAAATGCGAGAGTTAGTCGTGGAGTGTACAAGTGCGCTGCTTGTGGTAATGAAGTGCCAGCTACGGCTGTTGTTACATTAAAAAATGGAAAAGTAAAAAGAGTTAAAAACATTGCTGTTGACCATATCAATCCTGTTGTGCCTACATCTGGGTTTGATTCGTGGGATGAGGTAATTAAAAGATTATTTTGTGACGCTAGTAACCTTCAGCTTTTGTGTAGGGAGTGTCATGAGTTAAAATGTAAAGAGGAGAAAGATGAACGAAAACGTCTCAAAAATACTTGAGGTGAACGGCTATCCAACATTCAATCAGGTGGAAGATGATTGCCTTAGGCTTCGCAATCAGGCTAACATCATGGTGAATATTGTAGAAGACCTTACGATTGGCGGGGCTTCAAAGCAAGAGTGTTGGGATAATGTAAAAGCATATATTACGAACACTGACAAGAAATATTGGCCTGCCCTGTGGAACTATTTTATTGCAGCTTTTTCTTCAAGAGCATAAGGAACAAAGTATGAAATGTATTTTCTGCCACACGAATATTGACAAGAAGCCCACTGAAAATTTCTGGACCTGTAAGGAGTGTGGAACAACGCAGGAAACAAAATTGATTGATAGGCCCTACACTTACACAGTTGGTAACGGAGCTTCCCTTGAAGCACCTCATGTTAAAGCCCAGGCGGTGGCAAATGCTTATTAAATGTGTTAGTAATTATCCTTTAGAAAAGAAAACAAAAGGAGCTGCAGCATACGATCTTGCTTGTAGCGAAACAACTATTATTCCTCCTTTTGGATCGGCTATTGTTTCGACAGGTGTGCATCTTCAGTTCCCTCCGAAAACATTTGGACTTGTCACCCTTCGTTCAGGCCACGGATTTAGAGACAATCTCTTCTGCCACATAGGCATTATCGACACCGATTATCGTGGTGAAGTGAAGGTGAAAGTGTTTAACTTCAGCGATTTTACTGCCAAACTTGTTGGAGGTGAGAGGTTTGCACAGGTTACAGTGTTACCTGTAGTACCTTCATGGGTTATGAATGTTGATACGTTAGAAGACACTGAACGTGGTAATAAAGGTTTTGGACACACAGGAGTTATGTCTTAATGGCACAAAATGTACTTGTTTTAGATATTGAAACCTCCCCAAATCTCGCGTATGTTTGGGGAGCATGGAAACAGAATGTAGGTGTAAACCAGTTTATTCGACATAGTGAAGTAATGTGCTATGCTGCTAAATGGTATGGGAATGATCGCATCTTTACAAAATCTTGGATGGACGCCCCTGAACGAGTTCTTATCAGAGACCTTGTAGCTTTATGTGATGCTGCCGATATTATCGTAACACATAACGGTAAACGTTTTGATATTCCTGTAATTAGGAGCCGAGCAGTTGAACTTGGATATGGACCATTTAGCCCTATCAAACATGTTGATACCTGCCTTATTGCTAAACGTCTGTTTAATTTTGAAATGAATAAGCTTGCTTACATTGCTGAGTATCTTGGCGTTGCTCCTAAGGACGATCATAAAGAGTTTCCTGGTTTTGATTTGTGGAAGCAGTGCCTTCTTATGAACCCTAAAGCTTGGGATGTTATGAAGACATACAATGTTCAGGATGTCATTACACTTGAACAGGTGTATGAAAAACTCCTGCCTTGGATGGACGATCATCCCCATGTTATGGTGGATAATCCTAAAGAACCTGTCTGCCCTAAGTGTGGTGGCTCTGTTCAGAGAAGAGGTTTCTACTTCACTCAGGTGAGTAAGTATCAGCGTTATCGCTGTAATAACTGTGGTGGATGGTCTCGTTCTCGTTACACAGAAAACAATATGGAAGAACGTAAAAACATTTTAGCTAACGCTGTATAGGAGAGGGATATGGAACAGATGTTTGAAATTGGAGAAACTGTTTATGTTGTTGATTGTGTTGGATGTGCTCACTACTTCGACAGGAGTTCTTTCCCTCTAAAAGCGAAAGTGCTTGAGTATGTCAAAGAAAACAGAATGGGTGATCCAGAGGTAGACATTTGGAACTACCAGGAATATAAGGTCACAGATGGGGCACTCGACCAGTGGGTTACATATGAAGATTTGATTTCTGAAGAAAAATATTTGGAGCGTTATAATGGCTGAAGAAAAAGTATTTTATCATCACAGTGGTGTTATAAGGGTTGGGGACAGGGTATGTGCATTCGTCCCGGATGAAGATGGGAAAAGATTTGTCACCTACGCTTCGGTTGAAAAGATCAATAAGAAGACAATCACTGTTTTATATTCTGCTTCAGGGGGTTTTTGGGAGATTACTGTCCCTCCTAGATACTTCTATTTGCATATGAAATATAGTGAAGTTCTTATTGATGGGGATGCGTTAGAAGAACTTGAAAAGGATTCTCATATACTCGCTGCTCTTCAGGGAGCAGGTGTTGATAAGTGGGATGGTTATGATAAAGCAATGGAAGATTTAGCCTAAGGAGAAAGGATGTATTTTAAGATTGGATGGGAGAGCGAGTTTTCAGACTTGATGATGCATCTGTTTTCTAAGTATGGTCGTAATATGTTTACGGCTGATGGTATTGGAGATCAGATGGATTTGGATAAGTTTGCTAAATCTTTCTTCAAAGGAGCCGGGCCTGTTTCAGAATTCTCAGTGGACGCCAACGCTAATGTGGCGTCCAAGTCTGTGATTGAATGGAACTTTGAATTCGCTAAACCTCTTAGCCGTTATAACAGCTATTATCTTTTGTGGAAAGAAATCAAAAAAGGTTTTGGTTTAGCCACCGCTAATAAGATTATTGAGGAGCAGTTGTGTGGTGGAATATACATTAACGACTTCACTGATGTCGGACGACCTTATTGTTTTAACTATTCGACATACGACATCGCCTTGTCGGGGCTGTCTATGTCTTCCCGAATGCGTATCCAGCCTCCGAAATCTCTTGTCTCCTTTATCCGTCAAGTTGAACAGTTCACGGTGTACGCAGCTAACAGCACTCTCGGAGCAACTGGACTCGCTGATTTCCTAATTGTAGCGTCCCTCTATTATAGAAAGATTCTCAAGACAGGTTTTGACGGACATGTACGAATCTATGAACCTCTGCTCTATCTTAAAGAACAACTTACATCCTTCATCTACACAATCAATTGGGAGTTTAGGGGCAACCAAAGCCCCTTCACTAATGTCTCTGTGTACGATAGGCTATTCCTTGATAGGATGTGTGAAGACTATTCTTTAGATGATATTAAAGCTTCAGCAGATTATGTTGAGGCTTTGCAGATGATTTTCCTGGAAGCTATGAATGAGGAGCTTACTCGTTCACCTCTCACCTTCCCTGTTGTAACAGCGTGTTTTGCCACTGACGATGATAATAAAATTATCGACACAGAGTTTAAGAAGAACATCGCCAGTATGAATCTTCAGTTTGGTTTTATTAACATGTATATGGGCAAAACTTCTACCCTGTCCTCGTGTTGCAGACTCCGCTCTAACACAGACAACCCCTACTTCAACTCCTTTGGAGCAGGATCAACTAAAATTGGTAGTCTTGGTGTTGTTTCCCTCAACCTTCCTAGACTTGCTGTGAAAGCTTCTAGGATTAATGGCTTCGAGTCGGAGGTTTTTTATAAGCTCCTTGAAGAGAAAGTAGCAGAGATTGCTATTATCAATGAGTGTAAGAGGCGCATCATTCGTAAACGCATTGAGTTGGGAGCAATGCCTCTATACGATTTGGGTCATATGGATTTGAATAAACAATATTCAACTGTTGGATTCACTGGTTTGAATGAGGCTGTTGAAATTGCTGGCCTCAGTATCCTGACCCATGAAGGACAGGACCTTGCTGCTGGCATCCTCATGCACATTAACAATTGCAATGATGTTTGGGAGAAAGAGTTTAAGGCGCCTCATAATATGGAACAGGTTCCTGCAGAGAGCAGTGCTGTCAAACTTGCTAAGAAAGATAAGATGCTTGGATTCAATGATAAGTATCATCTTTACAGTAATCAGTTTATTCCTCTCACTGTCCCAGCGAATATGCTTACAAGGCTTGAACTCCAAGGTATGTTTGATGGCCTTTGTTCTGGAGGAGCAATCTGCCACATCAACGTAGGAGAAAAGATTAAATCTGTTGATACAATGGTGAAGCTTATGGACTATGCTGCTAAGTGTGGCGTTGTCTATTGGGCTGTAAACTACGCAATTAAGAGATGTGTGAATGGTCATGTCTGGATTGATGGTGACAACTGTCCTGTTTGCGGAAAGAGTGTGAAGGAAGTGACGACACGTGTTGTTGGCTTCTTTACAAATGTTGCTCATTGGAACCCAGAACGTAAAACATATGACTGGCCTAATAGGCAGTTTTACGCCACTTAGAGCGTCTCTCAGCCACGCTAATAGCAATTAGGTACTAAGTATCCACTTGTATATTAGCGTGGCTTACAATTGATCTTAGGAGGTCGATTAAATGGAAATTACAATACGAATAGAAGATTGTTATAATTGCCCTTTTTGTAATGAAACACCAGAGGAGTATGTATGCATGTTCTCGAATGGACCAGAGAAAATAACAAACTCTCATATAGTGCATCCCGACTGTCCTTTCTTACAAGGGGAAGAGAAATGCATATTGGAGGATTAGAATACAATACCAACCATAAATCTTTAGAAATCTATTTCTCTGGTTGTACGCCTCCTCACTGTCCCGGTTGCCATAATGAAATCCTCTGGGATTTTAGTTTTGGGTTTAGAGTTGAAACTATTATGAATGAGATAGACCACTTGCTTATGAATGACATGGTGGAATATGTCTGGCTACTTGGAGGTGAACCTCAAGATCAGAACCCAGAAGAGTTTGCATCCTTTGTTCAATGGGTTGCTAGTTATGGAAAACCTCTTGTCTTGTTTACAAGATATGCAGCTCTGAACCCTTGTTTCTATGGTTTACCAATCTCCTATATAAAGACCGGATGGTATGAAAAAGAGCTTCCATCTTATGTTGAACCTGTGTTAGGGATAACTTTAGCAAGCAGTAATCAAAAAGTAGTGGAGAATAAATGGAAGTAATTGTATTAAAGGAATGTGGTTATGAAGAAGCACTTCTTGGTATCAGCCTTTCTTATAATGCTGATATTAATAGGATGTCTAAGACAGCAGAGAAGCTGTCAGATATGGATGGAGGACATAACAAGTTCTTGGAGTCTATGTGTGTCTGGCTTAACATTAACGCCCCTCGCTATTGGTGGAGTCAGTTTGACACATATAGAGCAGGGGTTACGAAACAGAGCGAATCAACCATGCATACGCTTACAAGACGACCCCTTACACAAAACAATTTTGAAGGGTTTGTTTCTGATGAAACAATCAAACTTCTCAATACCCTTATCGAAGACAACGACTTGGTTGGAGCAAAGGCAAATCTACCTGAAGCCTTCTTACAGAGGCGAATTGTTTGTACCAACTACAAAGCTCTTAGAGGTATGGTTAAACAGAGAGCAACTCATAAGCTACAGGAATGGAAGAAGTTCTGTATGTGTCTCAAATACCAACTTGAATTCCCTCATTTTATTGACAAAACTTGGAGGTTCGATGGTCCATTCTGATTTACGAAGACTTATTAAAGAAGTGCTAACGCCAGTTAATCTTTATTCTCCTGAGGCAGAAGAGCTTTTGATCCTTACTGCTGCAACGGAGTCGCTTGGAGGACACTACCTTTATCAGATTAAAGGACCGGCCAGGGGTATTTTCCAGATGGAGCCTGCAACGGAGAACGACATTCTTGTTAACTATGTTCGTTATAAATCCAATTTACGAAGTGCTCTGAAGCAGTTTATCAATTTTAATGTGGATGGAACTTACACCTATCGTATTGATAATCCTCTTGTAACAAGTTTATCCTATCAAATTTTAATGGCCAGAATCCACTATCTCAGAGATAAGTTCAGCATCCCTGAAGCAGAAGATGTTGATGCTCTTGCTAGCTATTGGAAGAGAGTGTATAACACATATAAGGGGAAAGGTGTGCCAGAGAAGGCTGTGAATAAATACCTGGAGTATATCGGATGAAAGATGAGGCATTGAGATATAATGAAGGGAAGCCAAGGCTTGGCCTTGTTCCTCCTCAGATTATAGAAGGTCTGGGCCATGTCCTTTCTTTCGGAGCACAGAAATATGGAGACCACAATTGGAAGAAAGGGTTGAGCGATGAAAATTGTTTATCTTCATGTCTGCGTCATATTATGGCTTATCAGCGTGGCAACGTCTATGATGATGAATCTGGTATTCACCATCTTGCACACGCTGCTTGTAATCTAGCGTTTATGTTGTACTTCCATGAAGATGAGGGGAAACCTCTAATTAAATAAATAAGTAAGCCCCTAGCTATCTAATGACGGCTAGGGGCATTTTTTATGGTTTCAAATATGAAGCAATATATTCCTCGACAGAGTTGGCCCCAAGTTCTTTTACAATATGTGGGTTTTTCTTGAGAATTTTGTAGGTTTGAATAACCCTGTCCTGAACAACATCAGGCAAACCTTTAATGTTAAAAGCATAATGGGTTAGTTCCTGACCAGCTATATCAATATCCAGTATCTCTTTAATAGCAAGAGGCTCAGACATCTTAGCCGTGTTCGCAACATTCATACCAATCAACGTATCACGTGCAGCACGGATGTTAGCTGCTACAGTTTTAGCCCCTTCAGGAGTTTTGGCTGCAACTTCCCATTCTTTTGAGTTAGCCATAGGAGCCAGGCTAACAGAAGGATTGGCAAACGCTGCAACTAGGGCTGCATTAGCTGCATCAGGAGCAGCCTTGTGAGCTCCAATGGCTCCCTTCGTATTCCCTGGTCTCACTGTCTCAGCATAGAAAGAAGCGCCATGAGCAGCAGTCCAGTTGGTAGCATCATTATTAGTGATCTTATCAAAAGATTCACTACCAAGAGCCCCCCAGTTAGTATGAGGGTTCTGTGAACTAAGAGTTCTGAAATAGGGATTCGTTTTAATTCCAAACTCACCAGAGGCATCCCCCATCTCAGCTTTCATAACCAAGTCGCCATACTCAGGATTCATCTTAAAAGCTGCATAGATTTTAGGAGACACTGCAATCAACTGAGCCACACCTCTCTGCTCAATAATATCGTTACGAGAAGTGATGGTGTCTACCTGTCTCTTCAAGAACTCTAAACCATCCGACTCATTTAACATCTTCTTGAAGCCTTCGATTCGATCATCAATTGCTTTCTCAACAGCAACACGATCAGCTCTTTCCATATTAGGAAGGTAATCCCCTACTCCACCAAGCATCGCCTGCTTAGAAGCCTCAAGCTCTCCGACCAACTTCTGAATCTCGTCCCCACTAAGTTTCTGACCTTTCTGTGCAATAGCTGCAATCCTGGCTCCAATAATCTTAGTGTTATAGTCCACAACATCCATAGCTGTGGAGTAGGCTTTTGGCGCCTTGAACTTGAACTTCTTATTCTCATTCTCAAGACGCTTTAGTTCCTGCGCCTCAGCATTGAGTTCTCGAATTTGAAACTCAGCCTGTTCTCTAGTGATGCCAAAGTTGTTCATGGTTTCTACAACCTGAGCTTCAAACTTGGCCTTCTCTGTCACAACTTTGTCAACAGCTTCCATCTGAACACGCTCTTCCTCTGTGGGAAGGTAGGCTCCAAAATACTGTTCAGCAAGCTTGCCACTTCCACCTGTAAAAGGTTTAGAGGCTTCAAGGAAGTCTTCCTTAAACATAGCTAAGACAGGGTTACTAAGACTCTCCTGGAGCATCTGATGGCGTCTAGCGTTAGCTTCAAGAGAAGAAATCTTTCCAGCAGTGACAAGAGCCTGAATCTTTTTATCGTCAGTTCCAAACTTCTTCAAAGCCGCATTACGCATGTCTCTAATCTGAGCATTCTGATCCGCTGTATTAGCCGGGTCTTCCTCAAAAATCACTTCCTCATCAAATCCCGCCACAGCCTCTTGAGCCTCTACTTCTGTAGTAGCCCCTCCTAAAATATTCTCCCCTTTAGCTTGAGCATACCCTGTACCAGCAGCATCCAAAAGCTTTGGAACTAACGCTGCCGCAGCCTGTCCCCATGCATCAGAAGACTTATCTGCGCTAACAGTGGAGGGAGGCGCGAACGCCCCGCTCCATTCCTGCATACTTGTAGAAAAATTAGCCATTAGAACTCCACCTCATATTTTTCCATTTCTCTTTTCAATGTGACATTGGTACGGATATTAGACCTACGCATAAGCTCTTCTAAACCGTCAACCACTTCGTTAGTGGCTTTCTCAAGAGCCCCTTTCATCTGGTCATGCCAAGTAGTGCCTGGAGTTTCCAGATATTTCTGAACCTTCTTTAGCACTTTGTCTCCGCCCTTCAGTTGTAGCACAGAGGTGAGGAGGGCGTTATAAGCAGCACCATAAACCATTTGTTTATCAGCACCAGCGTTAATCATTTTAACCATCGTAGAGGCCATCACCTTAGCCATATTATCCTGAGTGGCGGGTTTATTAAAGATGGTTCCGCTACCACTAAGCTCATACCAATCACCCACTTCCGTATTTTGGAAGCCCATAGCCTGTGCTAACACGGCTCCAAAATTAGGATCACGATAATGGAAGATCGGGAGACCTGCGTTGTTATGGTACATTTTTGAATTAGCCATAACGATAGCCTTTAAGATGTTACGAGACGTAGCAGGAACGTTCAACAATTCTCCTGCAATAACCGCAGTTGCTGCTAAAAGAGTTTTGTCATCCATCTCTTCAGCACTGAAAGCTAAAGTTTTCACCATCATACTCCTCTGCCACACATCTGTAATCCGAGAGAATACAGACCACGAAGGTCCAGCAATTAACTCTCCAGTAGAGGGGAGGGAGGGAGAGAAGAACACATTGATAAGACGCTCTGCTACATCATTACCAAGAGCAATACGACTACCAATATCTGTATTCATTTCTAATCCGTCTGCAATCCAGTAACCAAGAGCTCCTTTCTGTAGAACTTCTAATGTGTCTGCATCAGTGTTTTCGATGTTGATTCCAAGGTAGTCCATAATAGGACGACTAATTGTACCAATAATCGGAACACCAACACTACCCATTAAAATTGACTGTCCGCCTATAATTCGCATACGTTCCGCAAGTGTAAAGTCGTTGCCTAACATCTTCTCAATAAACTTAGTCTGAACCTGCATAAACTGAGTAGGAACACCAGATAATCCCCTCTGGAATTTAGCCTGATTTGCCTTACTCATATTAAGTCTATACTGATCTGCTCTCGCCACAATAGCTTCTAAGTCTGCTTCAGTAGGAAGTCTTCCGAGCTGCTTCTTAACATACTCATAAGCTGTACCAAAAGCAACACGACTATAGGACATTTCGCCCATCTTCACAAAAATATCAGAGTTGCTTAAAAACTTCTTAAACTTGCCAGCATCATAAGGAACATTCTGAAACCAATCAGAGTAGTCAAGGTTGGTAGAGATGACGCCTGTCTTCATTCCAGACTTATCCCACAACTTCCACGCATTAACATCAAACTTATATCCAGCCTTAGCAAGTTGATCCACATTTCCAAGCCTACTAAACTTATCAAGAATAGCGAATTCCATTGCCTTAATGGCACCTTTAACACCATGAACAGGATTAGCTGACATAGCCAAAATCATACCACTTCCCTGAATATACAACTGAGCAGGATTGTACAAACCAAGCATAGTGTGGTAGGTAATGGTTTTAATAATGCCAGGAATATTCTGTAGCTTATCGGAATAGACAATCTCTGCTAAATCCTTGCCCCAAGGAATCTTCCCATTGTTCTCTAAATAACGCCCAAGGTTAAGAAGTCTTTCCTGCATACGGATTTCTCCGTTAGTGCGCACACCAGCAACAAAAGCCACTTCACTGTGGGAGTTTCTAAAGAACCTCGCCTTAGGATGCATCCCATTAATAGCATTATAGAGTTCACCAAAACCTTTACCAATTGAATTCTCAGGAATAACTCCTGCCTCAATAGCAGAGTTGATCCACTTCTGCTTCAAACCCTCTCTATAAATAGAAATAGGCATTGTTGAAGCTAAGTTGTTAATATATCCCTGGATAGATTCCAAAGCTGTCTTTCGAGCACCTCCCCACTTACTGTCTCCGATGAATGGGATCTCTTCGCTCTTACGGCTTCCTGTATATAATCCACCAGAAATGTTAATCATTTCTTTATCAAGTTCACCAGCAGACATTTCTCTATCTGCTCTGATGACATATTCTTCACCATCATCTAAGGTTTTAAGGTATTTTTCTAAGTCTTTTCTATTACTAGAATAAGCCTCAGTAACTTCTCGGAACACCTTATTATTGTCACCAACTGTTGTCTTAACTTTCTTTTTAAGAAAGAAGTTGGCACCTTTTCGTGTTTTAGGGACATACCCTACAATTTTATTAAGGATACCAGCAGTCGGTTCAACAATTTCATCGGCCTTAACTAAAGCCCATTCAGCTTTAGACACACCTGCTTGGAAGAAATCGGAAGAATCCGACCTAACAAGTTTATAGCCTTTCTGATAAGCTTCAGTAATAGCTTTATGAGAGAGATTTTCTCTAACAAGTTTGTTATCTTTGATATACCACTTAGACTTTGTTTCAGTCATTCTGGGAGCTGCTACAGCAGACTCTACATCGTCATACACCTTGCCGTAAGTTTTACCCCCACCAATCGTAAGCTGTTTTACATTACGTACACGGAAACCCTCAAGAATACTTTTCTCTTTCATGAGATGCATCTTGTCGAGAATCTGGCGAGTAGCAGCATACGCCTTATATTCTTTTTCAGAATACTTAACACCACCAATTCCCTGTTCGACAGCCTCAGTGTAGGAGAATACTTTATTATTATCACCTTTCAGGAGAAGCTCGTCAACTTTCAAAGATTCGGCCTTATTTAGTTTTCCCCAAGCCTCCTTCATTGCTGTATCAAGGGAGTTTCTAATACGAGTTCCCTGTAAGAGTGCAAAGTGAGGAGACTGAACAAGGTCTTTTTTAATGCCTGGGAGAAGATGGTTAGGAGACCAAAGCCATCTAGACACTCGACTCATCTGCTGAAGCTCGTCCCATCCACCAATATCATTCAAAGTGAAATTAACTTGCTTCTGCTTTACGCCAGTGGTTGTATCAAATTCAAGAGTGAAAGATTTGTTATCCTTTTCCTTGATTCGTATATTAGTAATCTCAGGCTCTTCTTCTAATCTTTTCCACACCTTATCAATCTTCTTCTGTCTTTCAGCATCAGTGAGAGGAATTTCTAAAGGATCAAACTCGTCCAACATACCAGTGAGATGTTTGTCTCGAATCAACACTTCCTGGGCAATATTATCAGGAGCGCCAACAGTAAGTTTCTTAACTGTATCAAAAGGGGTCATAGCATTGGCCGCTGTCAAAGGGTCAACACCTTGTTCTTTTAATACACCAGCAGCTCCGGCCTTAACCACATCCCTAGCAAGTTCAAACTTACCAAGTTTAGCAATACGTGCAAGGGCGCTTGTACCTTTAGCCACTGTCTTAACAACACTGCCGGCTGCTTTAAGAATCAAAGCCTGGTCAAGCCTATCAGCAACATTCTCAAAACCAATCATCCACTCTTCGAGTTCATCAATATGCTGCATACGAGAGAGGAAGGTAATCAGTTCAAGTTTGTTATCAAACCCACCTATCGTTTCCCAATTATCCACAACCTGCTGAAAGATGCTTGCTCTTGCTTCAGGAGGAAGCTGATACATAGCATCCTTAAACTTGTGGATGAAGTCACCAGTGTAGATATAATCTCCAGCTTCAAAAGGGAGATTAAAATATTCAGCAAGCTCGCTCAACTTATAGTTATTATCAGACAAGAATAAAGACTGAGCAAAATCACCAGCTAATCCAAGATAGCCAGCTTCATCAGCAATCTTTGCAATCTGATGCTGGGTGTATGCTTGATAGGCTGCTTCATCCCTCTGTTTTTTAGAAAGATTTTCAGCTCCCTCCATCCCATCTACATACGCATAATACTTAGCCAGGACACCCCCGTTTTTCGCACGAGAAGCCCTCTCTGAGACGTCCTGTGCTACTTCCTGAGGGTCAGCTACACTAAGACGCTTCAAGGGCTTAGACAGGGCCTTATCGACGTTCTTAACGAAGTTATCTGCTATGAAGGAATTCTCAGAAAGAAAACCCTCAGTATACTTCTGACCAATATCATCTGTTTCACTAGAGGCTACAACGCTATCTATCCCACTAATAATCTTCTGAGCTACAGGAGGGGCCTTAGGAACAACATCAACATAGACATCATTAGGCGCCTCTTCTTCTGCTTTCTCTACAGGATCAACATAATCAGCATCATACCATTCTACATTTTCATTCTCAGGAGGTGTCCCCTCATTTGGAGACACCTGGTCCTTGGAGACACCTTCTGTATTTTCCATTCTATTCTTCCTTGAAAATTGATTTAGTTCCCTGCTGTACACCAACAGACATCAACTGACTACCAATACTACCTGCCAATGATCCAAACAGGCTTGGCCCCTGATTTTGTGCATTAACAACATTCTGTCTAGCAATGCCCAATGTATTAGCCTGGGACTTAGCTGTGTTGATATTACCAATATTAACTCCAGCCTGTTGTGTAGCAGCCTGACCGCCAACAATAGCAGCACTGCCACCAGTCTGTCCTGTTGAAGCAGCAACATTCTCTACCTGAGCACGCTGTATTCTAGCCTCTCGAATCTGAGCTCTCCGCTCTCTAGCGGCTTTCTCATTCTGAGCAGCCATCTCTACTTTACGTGCATCTTCTTCAGCCTCTCTGACATCTTTAGCCATATTCTGTTGCTCATTAACAGAATAAGCTACACCTCCAGCACCTAGAATAAGAGCTCCAGCAATAAGTGCTTCAGTCCCCATTATAACCACCTCCTAGAAACAACAAAACCATCTTGTTCAACAGCAGTGTGCATTCCCATGATGGCATGGAATTTAATAATTTTTTCTTCTTCAGATGGAACTACAGCTAAAACAACATGAGCGCCACAATCTCTGAGATAATCTTGAACCTTAATCCATTGGGGAAAGAAATACTTTTTAAGTAGGTTGTGGGACCACTTTCTCACCTCTAAATGTAAAACAGGGAGCCCCTCATACCACTCTACTTTTAACAACATTTTATCATCATCTACAAGTATTTCCATCATGCTACTTTCTCACTACCTAACACACTCCAACCATAGAGAATACAGTTGTGGTAGGGTTTAGTTTTGAATAAAAGACTCACCACCCTTCCGTGTCCACGAAGTTTGTTCTTCGTAACAACAGTAGTGTACCCATAGTCGAAGTCGCTTCCAAGCTGATCGAAAGAGAAGATACGAGGAAGCCTATACACTTCAAATTCAGGACCCCATCTGCCAGCAGTAGAACTGTTAGTCCATTGCCATTGAGCTTGCATTGTGCAAGACGATGGGTCAATCATCTCATCATTATCATTAAGACCTGCTTCAGTTCGTTTCAAATAGACATGGATATAATTAATCTTCTTATCAGTCATAGCTGAGTTACCAACAATATATCCAGTAACCATCTTCGCTGCAGCATCTATACCAACACCGTTGTATATAAACCAATCTCTATACTGACCATTACGGTAGTGGCTAAAAGTGAATTTGTGTGTATCACCTACTTTTACCATCGTCAGATACTTAGTAGCATTCTTCTGCTCACTTCCCCCAGCAACTGTTTTGATAATAACTTGGTCATCGCCGATAACAACTTCTTGTTCAACAGATTCTGTGACAATAACTTGGGTGTCTTCTGTAGTTAGCAAAATACTATTAATGGGAACAAAATCTGAAATAAACGGTTGCGACTCACTAATAATATCTATATTAAAAACATAAAAGGCCCCAAGATTAATATCAAAAATAAGTTCTTTATTAAAGAACGAAGAGTTAGGCAGAGGATCATCTCTATAGAGCCATCTAAATGTTCGGATAAAAGGGTCATATCTCCCAACAGCTTTTTCTTTAGAGTCGAAAGATATGTCGTCAAAAAATGTCTGAATAGTGGCGTATGTTAAATCGTTAGTGCCACCCCTTAATGTTAAGTCATTTCTAGTAATCAAATAAATACCAGACAAACCCCAATAAGCAATTTTATCTTCTGCGTAAACGATTGCTCTAGGAGATGCTGCACCAATATCTGTTGTCTTAGATACAGACTGATTAAGGGCTGAGAAAGACTCCTCTCCACCATGTATTTCCCACACACCGTTTGTGCAAAATACAAACAAAGACTGTCCCATAGTAACAAGACGGACTATTTGACCTGCCTCAGGAATAGTTATAAAACCTCCGTCTGTAGCAATAGGATCAAACACATGTTCAGCAGAGGGGTCCGCTTCAGAATAGCATTTAGTAAAAGACTCTAATGAATTATCCGCCCTTGAAAAGAAAACCATTGTCCCAATATTAGGAGATCGGTTATCTGTTTCAACTCTCGCCGATTCTTCCACAGCATAAAACACCCTACCAGCAAAAGAAGCAACGCAAGTAACCCCTCCAAAAGACTTATCTTCATTGGTTAATGCAATGGAGGACGCTGTAGCACGAGAAGCCCCCCTATTAAAAACATCTATGACGTAACGCCCTAAAGGTGCTTGTGTTGAACCGAATACAACCTTGCTTAATTCCTGCGGCCAAAAAGCTCCTATCGCTGCAATTTCCTTAGCACTAGATAACTTAGCTGCCCACACAATATCAGCATTAGATGGGTACCAACCATTTTGAGAAAAAGTATAACTAATAGGGTCGTTATTACTCGCACTTTCATAAGTTGAGTTAGAACACCTAATAGATGTAGGCCATCCTTGGTTTCTTAAATTATATTGGTGAGCTACTGTTAAAGTTGTAGGGCGTTCGTCAACCTCTAACCCATCATCAACTCCAAATAAATCTCTAATTTTTAGCCGACCCTCAGTAGAACTAACAGTGTCAGACGCAATATCATAAGAGAGAATAGTCACTTCTTGTGTACCATGAGCAATAACAAAACGGCCATAAACAGATGCTCCATTAATTGGTTCTGTTGGATCGCCAGATATTGTTATCTTATTCCCGCCATTCCTGGGGTTATTGGAAATAGCTCCGATATTAGCATCATAAAAATATAAATCATTCCCGATCTGCACTACAACAAATTCTAAATCACCGCTATTAGCCACTGCGTTCCACGTTAAAGAGGAGACAGCCGCATCTGTGGCAGTCACATCTACGCCAGTGTCAATCAGATTATAGTCAATTTCATATTCTATACCAAGGCGCCTACTGCGGCTACCATCAGGATTAAGAACAAAATTAACTTCTTCAAGAGAAGCGTTCTCAGGGAAAGTAAGTGGCGAGGCTTCAGTGATTAAGCCTTTGTTAAATGTGGTGTAATCAGACTGTATAGGCTGTCTTGGCATGGCTCACCTACTTGTTAATATAATTTTCAATAGCTTCCAAGCCTGTACGTTTTGTCCATTCACCAGCCAAAACATTAGGAACTTTACCTGGACCGCCTTTCCACACCACAACATACAAGCTAGGGTGGTTCTCAGACGGCTCAAGAACAAGCTGCTTGGGTTTCTTTTCTACCTTCTCCATCTCTTTCTCCCATAATCTGGATAACTAACTCCACCTGCTGTACGCCACCCCTGACTAGAGAGGTGCTTCTGCTGTCTCCTGCTCTGTTGTTCAGCTTTCTCGTTAGCAACTTCCTTAATCAAAAGGAACGCTGTAGACTTAGCTTCAGACAAGAGAGCAGGGAACAGATGAGCAGGCATCGGAGGAATAAAATCATTGCTGTCATACCAATCTGCATACGTTGCCACTTCACACTGTGCATTCTGCCCCTGAAGAGTGTCCTCTAAAGAAGCAACAAACGCATCCATCACGACAACCTCATCATCAAAACTAGTCCAATATTGAGGAGGCTGATCTGTAATGATACGAAGAGGAACATTTGTATTAGTCAGGAACATTGTAACATTTTCGTTATCTGCATTCCGAGAGTTTGTAAACTGAACAAACTCAGGCGGTTCAAGATATTTTACAAAGTCATAAGATTCTTTCGGATTGTCAGCAGTTCTTTGATTGTATGTAATCCACTTAACTCGCCTAGTGTTTTTAGGAAGCAAGAGAAACATCGGATGTTCACTATCTCCATAAGACTGGAGAGTTGTAATTTTATCCAGATGAGGCCACTCCCTTCGAGTCATCATTTCATGATATGTGGATTTTACAATCTGAGCAACCTGAAGACTCTCTTCTGTGTCACCAATAGAGTTAATATAGTCTCCAGACATGTCGGACAAAATGTCCTGAACCATTTCTAACAAAGACATTTTCATTTACGTCCACCCTTGGCTCCGCCTCTTGCTTTAGCTTTTCGATCACCAATACGCCCACCTTCAGAACGATTACTTTTTCTGTCTTGGACTTTCAGATTACTTTTTCCGTTACCACCACCACTCTTCAGGGTTTTCTTGTGACCTACATCTTTTCCGTCACCCTTACTCACCTTGCCCTCTTTCATTAGCTTACGTCTTGCTTTATTACGAGCAGACCGTTTCTTAATCTGGTCAGGTTTCCCCTGATAAGTGTTGTATTCTCTTTTATAATTTCTAGACACCTGACAACCTCTGAATTAAAATGTTACCATAAATACGTCCAGCGGCACCATCACTCATACTGTTAAAGGTCCAAAAACCTAAACCCTCACCAGCTAAGAGCTGTAATGTACAAGGACCTCTATTTGGAGAGGTATAACTGTAATCACTTGAGCTGGATGAGTTGTTAATAGATGCATCAGCTAACAAATAATAATGAGCTCTTGAAAAAACAGTGCTAGTTTTAGTAAATCCCATAGAAAATGTATAAGGATGTGTTGCAAGCCCGGTCTTACCAGCTCTTGCTCCTATAGTAAAACTCGGGAGGGTGATCTTATATATTCCAGAAACAGACACTGTAATAAAACCGCCCGAAGCTATGCAGAAAGAATCGCCAGTGTTGTATTGACTTTTTTCAGAAAAGTTTGTCGGAAATAGTCTATTACCACTATAGTTTGCAACTGATGTGTCGAAGGTAAAAAACATACTCTGAGCAACCGGATTCAAATCAACATCTGTCCAATAACCTCCCCCTTCTCCATCAGCAACATACACCTGATTAGCTGATGCAAATTGAATCCCCTTGGGCTCGTGGATGTAAGGGTCAGAGATATTTGCGTGTTCAATTTTAGCCATAAAATCTCCATAAAAGAAAAGGGAAGGAGGAAACACCTCCCTCCCCTATTAAATTACATACGCTGACAAGAAACAATCAGAATGGCCTCACCAGTGGTAGCAGCAAGAGCCGCAGCCTCGGGGGTGACAATCAGCATAGCACCGTCAGCAACAGTGGCTCGGGGATTGAGACCAGTGAGGGTAGCATCAGCAGAACCGACACCGGGGGTGGCAGTGGCAATGGCGCTCGTAGTGGCCGTACCAGAAGCCCCCACCTTAATCTTCACACCGCCAGCCAGAGCAGTCTTAACCACAGGGGTGACAGACAGAATCTTGGTATACGGGGGGAGGTAAGTCTCGATGGGACGAGTAAGCTCGCCAGCATTAAGCTTCACAACCACTTCATACTCAGAGCCCTCATTTTTCAGGACACCGGACACACCGCCGACACCGACCTCGCCATAAGTCTTGCCAACACCAATACCAGCCGGATCACTTTCATACTTAGACATATTATATTCTCTCCTTTAAGTTGATGGATAAAGTAACCCCTCATGGTGCGCTTCTTCGAGAGGCGTGAGGGGTGTTGTTAGTTAACCAATCTTGGTAGCGGAAGCAACGATACAACCAAGCGTATCCTTGCGCTGCACACCAAAACCAAACCGGGCACGGGTGACAAATTCATCACGAGCGAGGTCCTTGTTACGGTCGCCCTCAACCTTGGGCTGCTGACGCCAAGCCGACATCAGAGACTTAGTCTGGTCATCGGCGATGTTCAGGAAGAGACAGGCCACAGCAGAGGTGGCAGCCACTTCAACACCACCAAAGGTGTCCAGGGTCTCAGCAGGGAGCTTAGGCAGACGGTTAGAACTGATGATATTCCAGCCCATCAGGTTCATCACATACTGATGGTCACGATCAAAACCATTCTTCATCATTTCCATGAACTCAGGAACCTGATCCACAGAAGTGAAGGCATTAAACTGCTTCTGCAGAGAAGCACCAACCACCGGGTCAACAATACAGATACGGCCAGCCATAGGAACTTCAGCCTTATCGAAAGCCAGCTTCATACCCAGGAGGTCATCAAGCTGCACAGTGTTGTTCGTGCCAGAAGCAGCGAAACGGTGGGGGAAACCATTAATCAGGTTGGCATTAGCAGCCGTCTGACCAGCATTCAGAGTGGCAAGGGCCTTGGTCTCGAAATACTCCTGGAGAGCACGAGTGGCTTCCTTAGCACGCATGGCGGTGAGAATATCAATCTGGCTACCATCCTGACGCATAACGTCCGTGACATACCCATAATATCATTTCAGATATTCAGACTATAACTTACAAGACAACTGGTCCTGCTCAAGAGATTTAGTCGTTGTAGGTAACTTTAGTGTCTGGAGTGTTTTGTGTAACTGTTCGTTACCTTCGTATGTAGCGCCCTCTCTTCTGAGATGTTTTCTACTACGAAGACAGTCCAACACAAGGTCTGCCTGTTGTTTTTTCATTCTAAGGTGCTTACCAAAGAACCCTAACAACTGCTTACCTTTACTAATACTGAGGGAGACATTCCATTTACGAACGCCCTCTTGCTTTGTTATATATCCTCCAAAAGCTTTCTGCATTAATAACAAACCGGCTTCTTGAGTATAATGACTAACAACAGCAAGTTTGAATTCTAAATTACCATCTCTTTTACGAAAACTTGAATGGATGCACCCATCCCCATCAACATAACCAGCCATCCATTGTCTAGATGGGTAGTTCTTTTCTGGAGCTTCTGTTCTTCGGGCTTCTTTTATAGCCTTTCTGAGACTTTGTATATCAGAAGTTTTCGTCCCTTTTAATGGTATTAAGAATTCAACTAACTTCTTTTTGATTACTAAATGGCGCCTAACTTGTTCCATAAACCTCAAAGCGTTATCGCCCCGAAGAGCAACACAACTACATCCTTTAGACGGCTTTACTTCCACACCAAAAGCAGAAGCGAGCGGTTCTAAAACAGTAATGTCTTTTTGGTAGAGAGTGGCTCGGATGTTTATATAATAACTCCCATCCTCTCTTTTTGTTGGATCAATGTCAAAGCTTCCATCAGCATCAAAAAGCCCAGCATAGTATTTGATATTTTTCATCTCCCCTCCTGGGGTGTATTACCATCTGTTTTCCTGCGTGTCAGCTTTCGCCTCCACGTTATTTACTCTTAATTCGCGCAGCAGCTGTACGCGTCACCAACATACTGGTCGATCTTCATGGTGATCTCACCAGATTCGATAGCCGTGTAAGTCACGGGCTTATCTTCTTCAACAAACTGAATCTGAGCCTCACCAATCGACTTGATGTGGAGGGTTTCACCGTTAGAGAAGTCCGACACATTACGGTAGAAATTCTCGGGCAGAAGGCCGTCCTTCATGTTCTCAAGAATAAACTTGGAATACTGTTCGGACTCAATAAAAGCACGGTTAGTCTGGGAAGTAATCATCTATATCTCCTACTGTTTAGAGAGGCTGTCTTCAACCTCTTTTTTAATGTTTGCCCAGTATTCCGCAAGCTCTCTATCAGATGAATAACCCATAACAGGTTTCCTCTGAGTGGGAGCAGGGTTCTGCGGAATACCAAAAGTATTTACACCTGAGGGAGTAGGGGCAGGTTTGAAGCTGTCCTGAATCCCAAACATAGAGAAGACTGCCTGAGGGGAGGTAGAGGCAAGCTGGTTGATGGATTCTTTTGTGAGACCCATCTCCTTTGCCTTTCCATAAAAAACCTCTTCGGCCTTATCCCCATGCATCTCTCTGAACTTCTGAGCGACCGCCTTTGCATTGGCCTTCTTTGTCTTTGCAGTTTCCTGTTCCTGAAGAATCCGAAGAACATCATCAGGAGTGAGCCCTGGTTTATCAATATCAGGGTTAGCAGGAGGGGCTGTCTCAGGCTGTTTGTTCAACATTTCCATAACCTGCTCCATAGTCACTGCTTCCTTGGCCTTAGCCTCAGCCTCAGCAAGCTTCTGCTGGAGTTCTTTTATATAGTTCTGGGAATGCTGAAGAGCATTAAGAGCCGTAGGGACATCCTTATATTTAGGAGTCCCATCATCCCCAACAATCTGGGAAAGAAGATCAACACTAGGGTCCTTAACCTGGTCTGCATTACTCGGGGTCGCCGAATCAGCAGTAGGAGGAGTGGGGTCTTGGTTAGGCTCCCCTCCACCAAAAATGTTTTCGTCACTCATCTTTAGTCCTCAAAGTTATTAAGTTTATGACATCTTCGAGAGCTTTCTGATAACCAAACTCATAGGCTACTTGATTCGCCCATTCCGGATTTCTGAAACTCTCTCTGTCAATTTGCATATTTCTGCTCTTCTTCAGATCGGCATCCAAGATGGTAATTATTCGATCAAGAATTGGTTTATTCTCGACGATGCGGGTAGCGAATTCCTTCTTGTTTGTGCCTCTTAAATGTGAAGTGAGCCGACTGCTTATTGAAAAGTTAGTAGTCAACCGACTGTTTCTCCATCACTTCCTGCTCCAGATTACCCGCCATCTGTGCGTTTTCTGCAGCCTCTACCTGACCAATGTTAGGTCTAAAGACTTCATACTTTCCAATCTGAAGCATATCCTCTATCAACCATGCAAGGTTTTTAGCGGACATGTGAGGAGCAACCATCTGACCAAGTGTGCTATTCAACAGCGCCGTAAGATTCTGAATCAACTGCGCCTGTTCACCAAAATGTCTAGCACCAATAGGACGAAGCTTACCGCGAGCAGTGATATCATCCTTGGTGATATTCAGAAAAGTTTCTACTCCAAAGTCATCATCGAAGCTTCTGACAATATCAATAGCATCGAGATTCCTACGAGCACATTCAAGCATAAGATTGAGAAGATTCTCTATCATGTTACGCTCAAACAACACAGTCTTTTCCTGGAAGATTCTACCAGCAGCATTATCCAAGGTCTGAACTTCATAAGCGGTCTTTTCACCAGGGGTACGGATACCCATGGCCTGTTTAGGTGCGCCAGCATATTCTTCCATTTTATTTTCATAAAGAGCAATAGCATTATCTGCGGAGATAACACCATTCAAGTTCTTACCAAGTTCTTCAACCTTGCCGTCACCTACAATAGTAATTTCTTCTCCAGGACCCCATGTAAAAGGGTCAACGTCTCCTTCAATTACAAGAGGTGGATGTACAGCTAAATCCATAGCGTCGGCTTTAAGGTTTTCGAGATGGTCAATTCTATACTGTAAACCAACCAGATTATCAAGAGGTCCCATAGCCCAAAGATTGTCAGGACGATAACGCCAACCAACGTGAACGATGGAGGACTTACCTAGCCAGTTTTCAATAGGTTCATTAGATACCAGGATGCATCGGTCAATTACAATAATCTGATGGTTAGGTAAAAATTCCTGTGTGTCGTTGTTATAAAGGTCTCCTCTAAACTCCAACACCTCAACATAACTGCTCTGAAGATACTCTTGGTAGTTACCAAAACCGTCTACAGAAAATCCGATAGCTTTTTGACAATCTTCTAAAGAATAACTTCCAACAGTTTTGGTTAAGAGTTTATGTTGTTCAATGGCTTTACGCCACTTCTCTCCACCAGGTAGATCAGCCATCTTAACAAGCTCACCAATCGAATAAAGCCTTCGTACAATTTTAGGAGTTTCCTCAAAACTAGCAGCGATTGGGTTGAACACAATGTCAAGAGGACTTATTCGTCTAGCGATTGGTCCTTCATAAACAGTAATTGTATCACCAGTTTTTTCATCAATGTGCATATCCCGCACATATTCTACTTCTCCGAACGCATTTCCATAATCAATGTAATCGTAGACAAGTTTACTGACAACGTCTCTAAAACCGTTTTCTCGACACTTCGTATCAATGTACCCGGTAATAGCCTTTGTCTTCTCTCGTGTCTCGTCATCGAAACTTCCGCCTTCCCACTTCATCCACTGATTATTTGGCATAAGTGCTGAGATGTAATTAGCGTGAAGGTTGTCTCGAATCTGACACAGTTTAGGAAGTGTAGTTGAGTTCTTCCAAGGAAGAGAGGCATTGGTCGTGGTGGTTGTATCAGTGGCAAAAACATAATTTCGTAACTCGACCCACTGATTAATTTTTTCCAACCGCTGCTGATGCCACTTATCCCAAAGATAAGCTACATTCCTAGCTAGATTGTCAGAGATTTCATTGATGGCTATCTGAAGTTGTGCTACAGAACCAGCCATTAAATTTTACCTCCAAAACTCACCCCACCAAATCTACTAGAGAATTTGATTGGGTTGCTTTTTTGTCTTTCTTTAACACGCCTGGGTGGAATAGCTATTTCCACAACACAGGCCAAAGCGTCCTTAATATCATCGTGTGGCGGCCTAGCAAGAATAAGTTCTTCTTCTAATGCTGGTGTGTATCCTCCTTGAAAATGCCATATAGTCATGTTCTCGTAACGAGGTTCTAACACAGCCGCAATTCTTTCTTCCTTGGCGCCGTCGTTTCTAGTGGGACGGTGTTCATCAATCGCCAAAGAAAGACCTTCTTTACGGATCATATCCTTCAAGTCATTACAGATCATACCCTGAGCAACACTAACCTCAGCCCTTAATTTTCGGAACATCCACCTGGCATGTAGCATTTTTATCTTTTCAAAGTATGTTATAATTCTGTCTGTCTTGAACCGCTCAATATCTAACACATAGATATATCCATCATTGTCAATACCAATTACAACAATTGATGTGTAGTCGGCAGTTTTCTTTAATGAGAATGCAAAGTCAATAGCAGCGTAGACATTTAACGGTTTGTCTTTATACCACCATCTTCCCTCTTCTCTTTTAATATGTTTTCTGTCGTAATACTGAAACCTGCTTGGATTAAGTCGATTGCTTTCTGGATCATTAGGGTCATTATAATCATTATGAGATTCTCTCATTCAGACTGTGGCTTGTCCCTCGGGACTAGTTTCGTTCAGTCGTTGCGGTCGATACGATTTCAATTCTTTTAATTTAGTATGGATAATATAATTATTTTCTCTTGTAGCTCCGTTCTTTTTCAAATGGCAGCCAGAATCAATAACATATTTAACTAAATCAAATTGCGCCCTTTTTATTTTAATGTGAGGAAGCACATCAGCGAGAAGCTTACAAGACTTCGTAACGCTTAAGACATAAGAATAGTTGCCATCATTTCTAATTGTTATAACTCCTCCATAATATTTTGCTATAAGTTCGATACCCTGTGGATCGTTTTTATGAGAAGTAATACACAACTTAAAATGTAAGTAACCTTCACGTGTTAAATCAGAGAAAAGACACCCGTCGCCATCAATATATCCTGCAACCCACTGTCTCGATGGAAAAGGTTTTTTTGAAGAAGTTCTATCTGCCCTGAGTTCTTTAAGACGAGACCGTATCTCCGGCAACTCAGATTCATTAAAACTTAACCCATTATGCTCGATAACAAACTCCATTATTGCTCTTTTCAAAATGCTGTGTTTTTTAATCTCGTTCAAAAAACGAACAGCCTTCTTTCCCGAGAGAAGTATTCCTAATTGTGGGTTACCTAATTGTTTCTCCTCTTTATAAGGAACCACTTTATAAAAATCAGCTAAATAAGGAATTACCTTTTCTGCTGAATCTTCGCGTAAACGCAACTGCACTGTGGCATAAAGACTGTATTTGCCATTAGTACTTTTATTAAACGACAGGCCGACATATCCATCCGAATCAATCAGGCCTGCATAATACTTAAAATTTTTTAACATTACTCCTCCGAGTCCATGTAATCGTATCTTACCTCAAATTAGCTTGCGCATCTTTGTTATTTAGAAACTATTCAGCATATAATTTACTGTGCATAAAACTGAGTTCGGTCAGTGTACATCGCACTAATACGAGCTAACTCCCTTCGATCAAAACCAAACATCTTCCCATCACCCCGAGATGTACGAGGCCAGAGGAATTCACCCTCAACCTCAACAACTCTTTCAAAGACATCCCAGATAGGTTCTTCGTCTACCACCTCGCCCTCTTCATTGAAAATGGGCATCTTCTGTTTTAACCAAATATCATATTGATCTGCAGGATGGTAGCGGGTCCCACAAGCTTTAATCATCCCGCCTGTGTTTAAGATTGATGCCATCTGAGACATAGCAGAAGCAACCTTTCTTCGACCATCTTCTGTATAGGCATTATCCGGAACCACAACGTCATCTGGTACAATAACATCAGCGTGCCAACCAGTGGTGTTGGTTGTCAAACCTGCTGCAGCTACAGTAGAGTCTCTCACCCCCTCTTGTTTTCTGATAGGATGATCCACAGCAACCTTTGTTGCACTCCATCTTTCACGCCTTCCTTCGTCTACATGAACCATATCCGGCCAATAGCGACGATAAACCTTCGAGGTTAAGATGTCTTTAATCGCCTTAAGCTGACTCTCTGCCAACTCAGAGGTAGCAGATAAATAGAGGATTGTAACCTCTGGGTGTTTAGTAATCCACCATGCAACCCACACAGCCACACAATGGCTTTTCATGTGAGCACGAGGAAGCAGAAGAAGCTGGTTAGGATGGTCTGTTCTCATCAACCACCTGAACACTTCTTTATGCACTTCGCCATATAAACGCATTGGATTTACAAGACAAGCGAAATAAAAAAGATCTTCTTCTGCTTGCTCTCTAATTAAGTGTTTTGTGTTCTGTGCCACTATAGGCCTCCATACGTTTGAGATCATCCTCAAACTCATTATGGAGTCGAGCTTCCTGCTTGGCTATCTTTGTAACTTCGGCCTGAGTTGGCCTACCAGCAATACGTTTCTCCCAGCCTTTCTCAGCCAGAAACTTGGCTGCATTAAAGTTACCAGACTTAGCTGACTTAATAGCATTAGCTAGGCCTATACTACGAAGCTTAACTTCCAATTCTTCCTTCCACTTTTCTACTTCATCGCGTAATGATGCAGCTTTACAAATAGCTTCCCAGTGTGTGTATCCACCAAGATACTCATTAGCAACAATGTATCCTGTAGGATCATTAGATTCGACGAAGCGTTTACGCAGAGAGATGAGGGTTTTTCCTTTAATTGTTTTATCTTCCTCATTCAGCGTAAAAATCGCTCCGTCAATCTGATAATCATTCGCTTCATAGAAAAGGGATTTTGTTCTCCATCTTCCTATCGAATCCTTAAACATAGTTTCCTTCTAGGTTAGTTGTAAATAAGCTAGCACCCCGCCAACTAGAGCCGCCCAAGCTATTCTTTCAATCCACAGATTCTTGGCGTAAGCTTTCTCTAGGACACGGAGTCGCGCTTCTACATCTTTATGAAACTCGTCCAAAATACTCAACCTTATGTCGTATGTAGCATTATCAACTAAAACGTCTGTTAGTTTGGTTAATGTCAGGTTGATGGATTCGAGGCTACGTTCTAATCGGTCAAATCGTTGGCCTTCGCTACATACATGTTTAACTTCGCGTCCATCCATCAGTCTACGACTTCTTAGTTAACTTATCAAATACATCCTTAATCTTTCCAACAACAGTGTCATCAGTGGTGTTGGGAGTAAGCTTGGATACAATAACAGCTACACCAATCAAAGCACCAACAAGGCCAATAATAAGCTCATAGTTGGCAGTGATATACTCAATCATACCTTCCTCCTTCTAGCTGAATTATATAGTTCAGCAGTTTAGTTTGATCCGATGGCGGGATCATCAATGTGCCATTATCTAACAACACACTTTCATTTAGAATTGGTCTCGGAGGCATCGGACTTTGTTTCACGCTGCACCCCAAACTCATCAACGAACACGTCACCAGGATTATCAGCAGCTTTTTCATATTCTTTCTTTATCTTATGTTCTTTATATCGGGTGATAACCAGCTCGATGAGTCTGATGATTGCCCACAGGATGTTTAACAACTTAGTCACAATGCCTCCACAATATTATAGACAATGAATGTCTAATCTGAAACTCGGCATTACTACCCCATTAGGTAGAGTAGCAGAAGCAAAAGTAGCAGCTCCAGAAGAAGCCCTAGCAATCATAATCCTAATTGTAGTTCCAGGAGTTACGTTAGGTCTTAAATAAGCCTGCCTAATCTCTACCACACCAGTGTTTCCAAAATCTCTGGCAAACCCTGTATTAGGGAGTAAGTCCCAAGAAGACCCATTATAACTCTCTAACCAAGTATAAATCGTAGTGGGGCTAGTGACATTCACTTTAATAGACCATGTCACAGAGTAGCAACCAGCCAGCGGATAGGTAACTGATCCATCAGGATTCAGTGTTATGTTCTCCCCAGCTAAAACCGTATCAGCAACGACAACCTGACCTACATCAGAAATAGCCACCCTGTCAGTGTAAAGAGCAGATAGGTACCTTGGTGTCTTTAAGATACCTACATCCGTCTCAAGCTGCTCAACAGCAGCCACCAACACAGGGTCTTCAATCTGTTGATAGACCGCATCCTCAACAATAGTGTATAAAGGATTATCTCCTACCTTCAAGGCACCAGCATTAAGCAAATCATTATTAGCAAGATCGAGGTCCTGTGCCATAGAATTAGGTTCGCCCTGGGGGCTTCTACGGAATAGGACATAGCTGTCAATATCATTGACAAGCTTCTCGAATCTAGCATTAACTGCCGGAATTAGGTTAGTAGCATTTACAATAGGAGAGTAAGAAATCTTTGCCATTATCCCTCCTAGTTCACGTTCTCAAACGAGCAACGAGTAATTGTCTCCATATACACAGGCTCAACACTTACGTTACCGTCTTCGTCCACTACCTCCTGCGTCTCACCCGTATCAACCTGATACGCTTC